CAATAACGCGAAATGCGAATTGGAATGTGGCAACGGCCAAGGCAATAATAACGGTGGCAATTTCTTTAATTGTGTTGTTGTTGTTGTTCATTAGGCAAAATTGATTGGGGTTGATGTTGATGGTTTGGCGGCAATATCCAATGTTTTAATTTCGGTCGGATAACCGGGCCATTCATTTAACGCGGTACATGTTTTAAACAATGTAATTGCCGTTTCAAAATCGAATACACCGCGGGTTTGCAATTCGGGTCCGATTTCATAACAGGCACCCGCAAATGGTGATTCCTTTTCCACCGCGATCAGGCGGAAACCCAATGGTCGAATACCCGTTGCAGCTTCAAAAATGATGCGGTACATGTGGGCCTGTAAATAATAACGGTAGGATAATATGTTTCGTAAAAACCCGCCCGGCGATGGGGACGCGTCCTCGCAACTTTTAATATCGTACAAATAACCATCATCCCCGATGGCATCGATTGAACAACGCAACGGCACCCCTGAATATTCCGCCGTTAACATTAATTCTGTATGCGTAAATTTAACGCCAATGCGTTCAATAATAACATTCATTGCATCGGCCACATCCATTGCCAATTGGCATTCATCGTGATCCACCGCTATTTCATCGGGTTTCAAGCTACCCAAAAACGCGGCATACAATTCTTTTCCCTCTTTGGTCCGCTTATCACATTGTGGAACCTGTTTGTATTTTTTCCATACATCGGGTTGGAGTACCGCCAAATGGGTATATGTTCCAACGCGTAATGCCTTGGATTCCGTTTGTGGGGCATTTAACGCGGCCTTGTAATGTGCGGGTGACCGCAACAATTCCTTGGCCAAAGAGTAATTTAAATGTGTATGTTTTAACGAATCGTATTGTTCGCGGGTGGTGATGGTGGTGGTTATTTGTTTCATAAGAAAAAGGATGTTGTCACTTGGAATCAAAAAGGGTGAAACCACCAACGACAGTAGGAAACCCCGGCGGCCTTATCGGTACCGCATCTATCCGTTGACAACAAAATGTTTTTAAAGCTCATCATCAGCTTGTAACGGTGGTTCAATTGCCCGTTGTATTTCCCGGCATTTAAGTAATGCGGCGGTTGCAAGCTCATCGGCCCGTTCAATGTTATTCCGTTTAATTTGAATTGAAACCGTCAATGCCTTTAACCGATCGTGCAAATGTTGAACATCATATGTTTGTTCCAATAATTCAGGATGGATTCTTACGGATTCTAAAACGGCCGATTCGATTTGGGCATTAAATATTTTCACATCCGCGGATTCTTTTTCCGCATCACAATACAATTCCAACGATTTTAAATTGTCCATTATCTCATGAACCAATCGGCGGATATTTGATGTGTTTGCCATTTAATAAACGGAAATGTTATTTTCCGAAATGATGTATATTGTATAAACCGATTTCCGTAATATAGGCAATTCAACTTTTTTCCATTCGGCAAATTTGGCATCAAATTCCCGTTTGGTTTTTGCCTTAATGTCGGTAAATGCGTCCCGCTGATCCAACCATAAGACCAAGGCAAATTTCGCACCCGATTGTTGGTATTCAGCTAATACCTTTTTGGGTGGGTTTACTTTCATTGGCCGGGAATGCGGGTGGGGGTGGGTGCCGTCAAATTGATGCGGTAAATGTCCGTTTGTTCCTTAACCCAATATTGGCATTGGCCTTCGCGGTGGTTGGCTGAATCCAAGATTCGTTTGCGGGCCTTCCATAATTCTTCCCGGTGGCCGTCTCGGTCCCAAACACAATATTCGGCGTTTTCAACCTGTCCCTTTACCACCACAACCATGGCATAGGATTTTTTGGGCATTCGGTTGAATTGAACCATTACGGCATCGGGTGGTTTCATTTTACGAATAAAAGAAAATAATAAATCCAAGGGTGGATAATATTAAACTTAATGTCCAAATGGTCATATCAATCAATTCGTGTTTGCTATTATATAATTTGAATTTTTGGACGGCATCAATCCACCCGTAAACAATAGCGGTACCAACGATTAAAATTATGGGTGAAATAGCCAACAAAGCACCAATGACTTGTTTGTTCATTTGTTTAAATCGTTTGATGATGGCACCAATTTACGCCAATCGGCCACCGCGGTACGCATTTCCATGGTGGTGCCGTTTAACATCAGGAATGCCAATTTGTTCCCGGCATCCTCTAATTGTTTAATTCGGATTTCGGCGGCAATCAGCTTGTTATGGTTTTGGATGTTATTAACTAAATCATCCAACGATATTTCATGTGGTTTATTCATATGGTTTTTAATTTGGGTAAATTGTTACGGTAAATAAACGCCCGTAATGCATCGGGTTTAATGTTAAATCTTTTTAAACAATCGGTACGGGTTTTGTTGTTATATATTGCCCATTGATATGCCTGACGGGTTTTGGAATAATAATTGGATTCATACATTCCCCATTTAAACGAATTGGATTTGTCCCATTTTTTGGTCGTATCAACCAACGGTACTTGTGGTTTGTTTAATTCCATTTCGCGTTTTTCTTTCGCAATACGGATTGCCCATTTGTATGTTGATTCCATTTGTTTAATTTTACTTAACGATTTCAGCTTTGGCCACTTGGGTTGGGTAATGGTGGAATTGGTAACCAATGGGTGATTGTTTTTGGTTTATAATATCCGCCATCCAACACAATGGTTCCGATTTGCCCGCGATCATATAACACAAATATCATTGTGTCGTACGGTGCGGTGTCGATGGGTTGCCATTGATATTTCTTTTCTACGGCATCAACTGCCATATTTGCAATTTCAGCTGGAACCCAATGTTTCATTATTTGTGGGTGCGTACCGCGTTAAGGAATGTTTGCGGGTTTTGAACAATGGCATTCACAATGTTTGCGGGGACATGTTCCAACGACTGATCGGTATCTAAATTAATCCATCCTTTAAACGCACAATACGCGATGGCCTTTTTCACATCATCACTTGGAATGATTGTGTACCATGGTTGGTTTTTACCGGGTGCTGGTTTACTAATTGAATGACCATCGTCATCCAAATCGACCGACACCCCCGCCGATGTGGTCAAAGTAATCCGTCTCAAATAGGTCACCGCCGATGCGATATTTTGCGGGGTCATGCCATCGGCCTTAATCATTAGTTTACCAAAATCGAATGATTGACCGGACGCATGGACAAAGGATGTAGCTACACCAATTTTTCCATCATCGGCAATAAGGGTTTGAATCAACGCCAAATTGTTTTTGTGCAAAATCGGTTTGATGGCATCCAACAAATTATCCAACGAAACATATTTAGCTTTAAAATGACTGTTGGTTTTATTGGCGGCAACATTTTGCATTTGTGCCAATGCGTTGATTAAATCGGCCTGTGCCGATGCGGGGGTGGATTCTTTTGGTGGCATATATTTGGGTGGTGAAATTATTTCTTTTTGTACCATTCCGTTTCGGAATAATGTTTTTGTGTCATTTCAATTAATTTTTCAGGACCGCAACGGATGTAATCGGGTGATCCATCAACCATTAAATTGTAATGTGGCACATCCTTAATCAATGTGGGTTTTAATATCCCGGCAACGCGTCCATCGGGTAATAAAACATAACGCGTACCAACAATAGTTTTAACTTCACGCGATTCAGGAATTTTTGGAATGTCTTTTTTCATAATGTAAATTTGTTAGGGGTTAATTAATAGCACCGCGGCGGGCGGCATCAAGAATTAAAACGGCATCGGCGTTCCATAATGTGATTTTTAAATCGGAATGCAATTCGGCGGCCTTGGCCTTCAATCGGTTTTTCCATGCTGATCCCGACAACCCGGTGGATTTTTTGGTTCCGACCGCATGGGCTTTCATCCAAATGGCGGGACGGATACGGTGGATGGTCCAACCCAACCCAACGCCCGCACCGTAGCAAATACCCGCGTTCCACATTAATTTGCCGATGGCGGAACCGGGAATGTTTTTACCAGCAAACAATGGGGGTTCCTCTAAATAGAGCTTACAACGGCCATTGGCGGCCTTGGAAATCTCAACCAATAACATTACCACCCCGTATTCGGTATCGGGCATTTTAGCGGTGTTTATAGCACCGTTAGGCAATGCCCATGCAATGCCCCCGTTAACGCCGGGATCAATGGCAACCAATGTGAATTGGTCGGTTGTCATTCGTTTAAAAATAAATATGCACCTGCAAAAAACATAATTAAAATAATTGTGGAAACAATCACACAAACTATTTCAAATTTGTCGTTTAATTGTTTATACCTAAAAATCGCCCGTTTCCATGTATCAATGTAATCAAATAAAAACATTATAATAAAAAGTAAAATTATTGGGCCAAAAATTAAAAGAAAACCTATTTGATGTTTGTTCATTCGATTGGATCTTGGGGTTCATCAATTAATGGAATCCAATGTGTTGGATAATGAATGGCATATGTATCTTTTCCAAACCATTCACCATTTTTAAATTTAACAATATGAGTTTCATCATGTCCGTATATACCGCAACCCCGTTCCCAATCATGAGCAATAATATATGTTCCGTCTTTTGGTGCGGTTTTTATTGGTTGCCATTCTGTTGGGTTTGTTTTCATTTTTTAGGTGGGTTTGGCAATGGCATCCAATGGGTTGGCTTAATTACACCTGTTCGGATTGATTGAGCCATCCCATCCCATCCCTTTTCGGAGTCGCTCCAATATGTTATTTTCGTAAATTGTTCTATTGGTTCCGAATCTTCCCGGTAATAAAAGGAAATTAAAAAATCATTTCCATCCTTGGGTGCGGTTTCGATTGGTTGCCATTGGTTGTTCATATTGTTTTTGTTGTCCTGACTAAATTACCAACGCGGGTTGCATAATCGTTGGCATCGGTCGGGGCCTTGGTGATGTCGAATTTAATAGCTTTGGATTTACTGAACCCATAATTCCAACACAACGCAATTTGTTCTGGGGTTGGGTTTTGTAATCCCGCGGTTGCCATCCGATCACGAATCCAACGGATGTATGCCAATGCCACCTCATCCTGAATTGCGGGTGATTTCCATTGGTCAAATGAATACCCGGATTTCCCTTCCCGCATTAATTGGGTGCAACCGTCAATAAAACTACCGCGGTGCTGTTGGTACCGTCCGCGAGCTTTGCCCCAATCCCCGACCGCTAAACGCGGATTTGGATGGGAACCCGTTTCGACATCCCCAATGGCATTCAATATAACGCCATCATCCTTGGCAAACGCGTACCCGGCTAAAAGTACCGTTGCAGCGATTAAAGTAAAATTACGCATAACCAATACGGCGGGGTGTAATTGAATATTCCAATTTTTCCCCATTGATGGTGTACGATACAATGATTCCAACCCATCCGCCCGCGGCGACAAATGGGGACAACCACAAATCGGTTGCACCCTCGGCCTTGGCGGTGGCGGACATTTTGTGGACCATTTTTAAAACAATGGGTACGGCATGTTTGGCGGAAACGATATCACCTTGTTCAATGCGATCGTTAATAAACCGAATATCCCACAATAGATTCTCAACGGACGGTATATTTTTTTGATGGTGTTTCATTGGTTAAATTTTGTGGGTGAAATCAATGGTTAACCAACCGCGGTCGGGGTGGTAACAACGGATGGCAACATTGAATGAATCGCCGATGGCCTTAATAACCATCGAACCATCGTTTTGTTCATGCGTCCAACCATCCTTTAAATTACCGTTTTCAATCTCATTCACCAATAGGTTAAACGCGTAATTTTCAAAACCGATGCGATCAATAAGGGTTGCGGATATAAACATGTTATTGGTTTTGTTGGTTTTTAACTTCAATCAATGTTTCAAACAATTTGTTGTTTATATGTACGGCGGCGGTTAAATCAGCTTTGGAAATGTCCAATCGGTATTCCAATGATTTAATCATTTGTTGTTGGGCCTGAACAACCCGGTACAAATGTTTAACATGGTACCATGGGTTTAACCACCAACGCGGTGGTAATGTTTGTGTGTTGTAATATTGCATGTGGTTTTTTGGTTTGGGTGAAATTAATCGTTAAATTCGGGTTGGTTATGATAACCAGCACATTTAGCAATGATGCGGTACCATTCTTTCCAATTTGCATTGGTGCAACGCCCGGTTGCCGATGTTGCCTTGGCAATATAATTGGCCTGTTTTTCTGAAACGGTGCCGATTTTTAATGACTCTAATAAGCTCGAATAGAAATTAATTGTTTTATGTGTCCATGGATCATTCGTTTCAACCGCGGATTTTTTCAATTCTGCAATTTTCATTTCCATCATTGTAATAATATAACCAACGCGGGCCAAATGCTCGGCCTTTTTAATATCATTTTCGGCGGATATTTTTTCCAATATTGCATTGCGAGCATCGCGTTTGGCATCGATGGCCGCTTGTTCCTCGGTTGTACGGCGATATTTTAACGCTGTTGAATCACAACCAATCTTTTCCGCACATTGGGTACCAATAAAACGCGTTTTTCCTGATTCATCCTTGATCACAACATGGTGCAATATGCCCATGCCACAATGTGAACATTGCCCCGCACCATGTTCCCATGGAATATTTTTCATTAAATTTGCATATGCATCGGGGTTATGTTCGGCCAACGATGGTGATGGCATCGAAAAGAAACCGATGATGGTTACATTTTTTAATTTGTTGGTACTCATATTTTTTGGTGGGTTTGATTTGATGCGTTATTTTTACCCCACCCCTACCCCTTGTGTCAATAATCTTTATTTTACCCCATTATGGGGTATTTGATGGGTGGTTACAACGGGTATAAAACACCCCTTTAAACCCATCCCATTTGCCTTATAAGGCGGGTTTACGGTAAATGCGTACCAACACAGCCACCCCCA